GAGAAGATAGGAGAGAGGTCAATGCTTCGTTCCGATGCAGTGTATTGGTAGTCTCGAAAACGAGACTGCCAACGCTTGCTGGCCCTAGCAATGCTAGGTCCAACAGCATCGAGCAGGTTGACAGGGTTACTTACGAAGGTCCCGGGAGGGACCTTGTAAGGGCGGAAACCAATCACACCTCGTGTGGTTGGGACAGCCATAAACCCTGCGAACTCCGCAACTCTTCCAGAGAACGATTTTGCCTGGTTAATCGGTACGTCAAGCTTTCGCATGGCGTCCCGGTAACCACCAGCGACTCTAGAGTCACTGAAGACAATATCGTCCCCGAGAACAAAGAAAGAGTTACCTTCTTGGAAGGTAACCAAGCTTTGTTCAGAAGAATTGGACCGAATGTTCCTCCTGACTTGCGTCTCACAAGCCTTTGCAACAAGTGCATTGGACAGGTGAAACAAGGGAAAGGAAGAGTAGAGACCCATTGGTTGTCCGGCACCATAGGTGACGGGCCCCCAAGGGGAATCCCACTCGGCTTCCGAAACTTCTCGGAGAGCATCAGCGTAGTTCCCCATCCCCAGATCCCGAAGGATCTGGATCGAGAAATCACGCGGAAAGCGGTCAGTTGCTGACGAAAGGTCTACAGAGTAGACACTTTTGCCATCCTGGAGAGCACGAATGACTCCGTTAATACCCATTCTTTGGTTGTCCATACAGGACTCCCGAGGGAATGAGTGACGGATGATGTCATTCAACCTTGCATGGAGGGGCATGAAAGCGAGCTGTAAGTATGCCGATGGCATAGCTACAACCCTTGCTTTCACACCCTGCTCTTGCAAGGCTGTAATCTTTCCAGCGAAACGTTGGGGCGGAAAGTCCCGATCGTTTCGAATGACCTCCCTCATCTCCTGGGTGGGCGTAAGCTCATCCAAGGATTTGGGAATCCACGGTTCTGTCATAAATGACAGAGTCATGGATGCGTATGGATCCTTCCGTGGAGACATCCCCTTGGGAAGTTTCTCCCTACTGTAATAGTAGGAAGTAGTTCTCAAGGAGTTTGCGTATCGGGAACGGACCGGAGGAGTATAAACCTCCGGAACAGAACCGCCACGCACTCCACGAGCAAGGTCACGAATGACCTTAGGACCCATGCTCACCGCCAGGGATGCCACCTTTTCAGGTGGCATACTCGGTTCGGATCGCGATGTGATCGCGTCATATGCCTTTGCGGATTGCTTCTCTGTCAGTGTTTCCACTTTCAGAGA